GACATTACTGTCAAGAAGTAGGTTAAGTGTTTCCTTCGCGACCATCTTCTGGTATTTTTCAATTCCAGGGTCCCGTGGATCAGAGGTTTCCTCTGGTCGCGGGAGTCGCTTAGATGCAACCTTCCTCATTTGCCAATCCACTAAGGATTTGGTAGAGATCTCGAAAGGCTTGACCTTTCGCCAATTGAAGATTATTTGTTGAGCGATCCGAAGATCAAGCTCAGATGGATGATAAAGACCAGTAAGTCCGAGCCCCCCGATCCATTCGGGCATGTACCAGGGTAGTGAAAACTTCTCTAGTGGCTCCTTGTTGTGAAAAACGAACTTTTCGTGCGCTTTCCGCCTGTACTGTTCAGGCGATCGACTGATTAATTCCCTGTATCTAGCACCGATAGTTAAACCATCCTCTTCGGGTGTGAGGGCTGTGACAGCTCCCCCCGACCTTTTCATTCCACGTACTAAACCCATGTTTACGTACGGAATAAATTTAGGATAGAAGAATTCTTCTCCTTGGTGGAAAACAAAATTAGTGCTATTGATTTGTAAGAAGCGCGGACTGTAATAAGTCTTGCCAATGCTCTCTTCTAATCCGACAAGTCCGACAACTCCTCGCCAGGCTTCAACTTGCGCTTTGTTCGCCGTGAAAACGACGTCATCGCCATTGATTGCCGCAGGAGTGTCATCAAGTGACATTTGTGTGCCTTGCCCAAGCTCCAACGCGAATCGCGTGATCGCAAGGTTGACGACACAAAGAATCGGAAAAGACATGATAGAGCCCATTAACTGCCCGACGGTCTGTTTGACTCGTCGTTCAGAACTTGCGCTTCTCAGGGTATATTGAGTTAGGGATTCTATGAAGAGTTCCCTATAGAGTGACGGTAACTCCAACGCATCACAGATCGCATTGACTGCGCTCTCCGAGGCCCACGACTTTAGATTGTCGGTTGCGGCCTTGTAATCGCCTGAAACGAAGGTGTGACCTTCTCGCAAATCTTGCCCGTTTAACAACAGGGCTTTGCCGAGATAGTCTTCAAAGCTTTTCTCCCCGCCGAAAGGATCTCCAATAAGTCGGAGACAGCGGTGTCTTTTGAGAAAGCCATGAACCTTCTTTTGTAAGAATTTCAGGACAAACATCTTGAAGGGTGGACCCTTGGTGATAACTCTAATTTTGAGTGCTTCAGGTAGCGCGACTGGCTCAGCCACGTTCGGTTCCTT